AAGAAGGCCCTTTAAACGATGTGTTTGCTGGGCGTGTCTATCCATTGGTTGGTGCTCAAAGTGGAGAACGGCCTTTTTGTGTTTATGACACCACAAGCATAAGACCTGAAGGATCAAAAGATGCAGACAGCCACATTGATATAGTGAATGTGGAGCTGAATCTTGTAGGAGATACATACAGCCAATTGCAAACGGCAGTAGAAGATATACGCACAGCGTTTGTGCGAATGAAGGAAACAATTGAGAGCGTGAATGTTCAATCATGTGGCTTTGACAACCTCACTGAGGTGTTCAATGTGGATGAGGAGACATACGCAGTATCAGTTGATTTAGTGTTTAGAATAGTAAAATCATAAAAATTAGAAAAGATGGCAGCAAGTACATCAGTAATGAATAGCACCGATGTTGTAGTTAGACTCGGTACGGATGGAGTTTCTTATGAGACTGTTGGTAAGATGACCAACGCCTCACTAAGTGTAACAATGGCAACTAGAGATGCGAGCACTAAGGATAGTGCCGGATGGATGGAAGTATTGGAAGGACAAAAGTCTTGGACTTTGTCAGGAGAAGGTTTGGTAGTATATAACAACAGCGGCAAGGTTAAACCGGATGACATCTATGGTCATTTAAGCAGCCGCACGGTTATACACATTGAGTTTGGATCAGAAGCAACTGATGAGCAATACTACAGTGGTACTGGGTACTTCACTGAGTTCTCAACGGATGCTGGTATGGAGGATAACGCTACTTTTAGCTTTAGCTTCCAAGGTACCTCAACATTGACTCAAGCAGCTCAATCATAATCATTTGGGAGGGCATCATTGATGCTCTCCCTTATTAAAAAACAACGATGGACACACAACAAATAAAAGTAGGAGAGAAGCTATACCCAGTTAAGTATGGCTTTAACGCACTGAGGATATTTTGCAAGGAGAGTGGTATTGAACTGCAAGAGATTGAGAAGATAGCACAAAGCATGAGTCTTGATCACGCCATGAACCTAGTATGGGCTGGCTTGAAAGATGGCGCAAGAGTGCAGAAGATAGATTTTGACCTAACCATTGAGGATGTAGCTGATATGATGGATGAGGACAACACGGTTATCACTCAATGTATGGAGCTATTTATTGCATCCTTTGTAAAGCCGAACAGCGAGGAAAAAAAGTAAGCACCCAAGCCTCTGAGTCCTATACATGGGACACATTGGAAGCTATAGGTTTGGGTGAGATGGGAATGAGTGTGGAGGAGTTTTATAATATGACACCACGCCAATTCCAAAACAAGAGAGAAGGCTTCCACAAGCACCTTCAGTACCATACTGAGTTGCTTTGGGAGACTACCAGGTGGCAAGCAGCGGTGAATGTTGCACCACATACAAAGAAGAGAATAAGCCCTAAAGACTTGGCTGTGTTCCCTTGGGATGGAAGAAAGGTGGTACACAAAGCCGCAACGTATGAAGATGTGCAGAAAGGAATAGAAAAGGTGTTTGGTAAATGAGTGACATAGATTTTAAGATTGGTGCGGATCTCAAGCAGTTCCGTGGTGCCATGGGAAACATAGACCACAGCCTCAAGAAATTGAGCGGTGGTTTTGGTGCTTTAGGTGGCGTGATTGGTGCCTCATTTGCTGTAGATGCTATCAGGCAGTTTGTCACGGAATCCGTAGAGCTTGCCAACCAAGCGGAAGGTGTTAAGGTAGCCTTTGACCGCCTTAATGATCCTCAGTTATTATCTAAATTACAAAAAGCCACAAGCGGTACGGTTGATGACCTAAAGCTCATGCAAACGGCTGTAAAAGCTAAGAACTTCCGTATTCCAATGGATGTGCTTGCAAAGGGTTTAGAGTTCGCACAGCGTAGAGCACAAGATACTGGTGAGAGTGTTGATTACATGGTTGACTCCTTTGTTACTGGTTTAGGTAGAGAATCGGTGAAGATTCTTGATAACCTTGGTATCTCTACCATTGAGTTGCAAGAGAAAACCAAGGAGCTTGGCTCAATGGCTGCGGCAGTAGGTGTTATCATGGATGAGGAGTTTGAGAACGCTGGTGAGCGTGTTGAGAGCACTTCCATGAAGATTGATGCACAGCGCACTGCAATCACAAACCTGAAGATGGCAGTAGGTGAGCAGTTGCAGCCAGTATATTCATCATTCTTAGAAGGCACCATTGGCCTCCTTGATTCACTCAATACCATGATGAGTGAGCACGTCACTGCTTCTGAATCTCTTGCTACTTTTGCATCCTTCTTCCAAGGAGCACAAGGCAAGGCGTACAGAATGTACATAAACGCTCAGAAGGAAGGGAGAAAAGCGGCAGAGGAATTTGATGCTGCTCAAAAAAATAGTCAGCTGACCGTTGAAGATTTTAGAAAAGCCCAGGAAGAATACGAGGCAGATAGAAGGAGAAAACAAGCTGAAGAGTTGGAAATACTGCAAGCTTATGAGGATAAGCTTGGAGAGGTTCAAATAAAGATAAGAGCAGCGCATCATGATTTAGAGAAACTTTTTAAACCTGGTGCTTTTGATGAGATAGGCTTTACTGAACTTCCAACACTTTCTACCGATATAGACAACATAGCTGATGGACTTAGCGACATAGGTCGTGAGATGCAATACTTGCAGAAGCTTGGTGATGATCCTCTTGCTATTCAAGAGATGCTTGAACTTGGTGAGATAGCTACTGAAAGCTTTGACCATAGCATCCTAAGAATGATAGAAACTCTTGGAAAGTATCGTGATGAAGTGATGCTTGTAGGTTCTATCCTAAAGAGGTCTTTTCAAGCTGCTTTTGTACCTCTTGATGAATTAGATGAAGGAGAGACACGCCTCATGAGATTTAGAAAGGTACTTGTTCAGCAGATGACTGATATGGCTGCGGCACTACTTGCTACCGCAGCAGCGGCTGCAATACTTTCTGCAGTATTAGCCGCTACATTTGGTAGTGGAAAAGCTGGGATGGCTTTATTTGGAAAAGGTGGCATGGGCTTCGGTGATTTATTCAAAGGTATATTTGGAGGCATTGGAGGCTTTGGAATGGGCTTTAATGGTTCAGGTGTAGGTGGAGGCCAAGGAGGAGGTGTTCAAGTGTTTGGAATGATCTCCGGTTCTGATATACTTATCTCTAGTGAAAGAGCTGGAAGGGATAGAACAAGATTGAGTGGTATAACCGGATAAGATGGCAGCAGTAAAACTATATTCAGAATTTAAGAGTGACACCAATAAATACTATAAGATAGAGATATGGGATGAGGACTATACTGGTTCTTCTCCTGATGCGTTCACCGTTGATGGTAACGGCTTCATCTTAGATTATAAAGGACTCACTGATAATATCTACAGCCCTATCATTGGCTCATCCGTATCTTTTGGTATGTATGTGAATGATACGGCCACCACTACATTCCTCAACACTTTAAAAGAGTATCAACAAGATAGGTACTACATCAAAATATATAGAGGGAACAGCGAGGTGAGCACCTCACTCATGTGGGCCGGATACATCATACAAGACCTGGTGCAGATAGAGGATGTATCACAACCCTACCTTTTGAATATCAGAGCCACCGATGGACTTGCAAAGCTTAAAGATGTGGTAGTGACCACATCAGCATGGCGCAAGTTTACCAATCAATTTATCAATGCTTTAGATAAGGTTGGCGTGTTGGGCATCTATGATACCACTGATGCCGTGCTTAATGTGGTTTGTAATTGGTATGCTGAAGAGATGGTCTACGCCTCAACGCTCAATCCATTGGATGAGACATGGGCAGACTTTAGAGCTTTTGATACCATTGATGAGAGTGGCACACTTACTGGCCGCAATTGGCATGAGGTATTGCAGCAGATGTGCTCAGTATTTGGCTTACGCTTCTACTATTCTGAGGGGCAGTATAGAGTGGAGCAAATCTTTGAGAGGATCAGCGGAACATTCACCGAGCATACCTATCAAAAAGACTACACCAAGATTGGAGAGACTGCTGGCTTGAGCCTTAGTAAAACATTAGACCAAACAAGTGGAAAGGCAAGGCTTGGAGGCAATATGTTTAACTTCTTACCAGCGGTAAACAATGTATCAGTGGTGGTGAACAAGGAGCCAAAAGCATTGATTGGTGCCATATCTGATGAGGTCACACAACCTACTTTTAATGTTGGTTTTGTTGCATCTTCACCGGACAATCAAATCTTCTTTGCTTTCTACCATGTAGCTCAAATCATAGTAGAAAACAGCATAAGCGCATCAAATAAGTTTATGAAACTTAGGCTGAATGTGGAGCTGTATGATTTTAATGCTAATACAACATACTACCTGAAGCGGACATATACTGGTATGACACCTTCATCAATCACTTGGACAACCACACAAAGTGGTTCAGGTTATGA